GTTAAAGAAAAATTCTTTGGCAAACAGCTTTCGTTACTAAAACAGCTTTCGTTCGATAAAACAGCTTTCGTTACAAACAGCTTTCAGAAAACAGCTTTCAGATTCGATAATTGCAAGTAAGGAGAACCCGGAAAAAGGGAGTGTGATTCAAAGCGCACCATATACCGAGATTGCAATCTCACAGTTTATTTTAAATTCATCTTATCAAAATGGACTTCGAGTTATCAAAAATGTGTGCAGGTTTCTTAGAAACCTCTTTCAACACTGCAGCTATTCAGCATTTGGCACACAAGTACTACCCTACTGGCCCACTTAAGGATGCAGTCAGGGTTCACTTGTGTTGCTTTCATGCCACAGAGATGGTTGTGCAGTACAATGAGGGGTATAGCAAGGAAGAAATTTTCAGCAGTGCGAGTATTAAGTACCGCCTAGCAAGGTTGCAGTTGCATTTGGAACGCAACATTCTCTCAGGGAAATACAGCCTGAACAAAATGCTGGAGTACAACAATTCCACGATGAGGAATTGGTTTGGCGAAACACCACGGGCTTTCTCCGAGAAAGTGGTTGAACCAGAGGAGGAAAAACAAACTCCTACTGTTGAAGAAGAGGAAGAGAAGGAAGACTTTCAAGAATGCCCAGTTGCGTTTGGTCAGGGTATTTTAAGCTTTGCCAAGGAACTACCTATCAAATTGGCAAATTGGGCCGGTTCATGTTTTACCACTGCACTTGCAGGGTTCTTGGAATCGCTCAAGAAAGCCTTCGTGCAGTGCTTTGGTGGAGTTTTTCCTCAATTGGAGCGAATGTTTTCATGGGTGAAGAATATCTTCTCCATCTTGGGAGAATGGGCTATCTCTGTAAATGAGAAAGCAAACCAGATATTTGAGGGCATGGAAGATTGCTTGTATATAGGACTCGCCCTAACAAGCGCTACATGCATTGTAGCTTTATTGGAAAAATTCTTGGTGGCAACGGGCATGCTACATGCGACATGTGGAGCGCCTATGTTGTTTCTCACAGTTGCAGTTGCAGCTATAGGAGTCACGACCTTTGTCTCCAGCCAAGTTTCTTTTGATGTGGCAGCACTAACAACATATGTTATTCAGTCGTGCCAGCTTCTGCTTAGTAGAATGTTCGGAACTTCGGACACAAAGACACCATCAGCAGAAACTCAGAGTGACACTCAAGCCATTGAGAAAGCAGAAGGGCAATTTTCACTTGCCACCACGCTCGAGGGATTGGCATCTCTTACACAAGGGTGGACGCAAAAGAATGTTTCAGAAGTTGGCCGGAGCTTTGCAGCAATAACGCAGATCAAAAATGGCGTTTTATCTATGAAAGAGATAATCCTATACATTTTTGAAAAGCTTGGAAATTTGGCCAATAACATTCTCGGGTTTGACTCTCAAGTCATGGCGGACTTATCCCTTATCCTGGGAGAAAATCTTGTGGATTGGCTAACCGAGTGTGATGCCATGATAACGTACATGATCCAGTTCAAGAGCGAGAATCGCTTGAATTTTGACAGGCTGTCACAGTTGATAGAAAAGGGCCGTGCTATTCGTGCTGGCATCTTGCTCAACGCCCACCGAGGGTCTATGCAAGTCTTACACACAGTGGTACAGGCCTTGAACAAATTGTTGGAAATACAGAATGCTGCCACTATGGCGGGTTCAAATGCAACCAGAAGAGCGCCATTTATGGTTTTCTTCACTGGCAAATCAGGAACCGGCAAAACTTCAGTGGTGCAGCGCTTATCCTCATCATGGTTGCAAGCTGAGCAAATGGGCTCGAGTGAAATCTACTCCAGAAATGGTTTAGATCCCTTCTTTTCCGGATACAAGAGGCAAGCAATTGTCACTTATGACGATTTTGGTGCGATCCCAGGAAACGTGTCCAATGAGGCTGAGATAATCCATTTAGTGTCTCGCAATGCGCATGCTATTGTTATGGCGAGCCTGGAGCAAAAAGGAATGTATTTCGACTCCAAGTTGATACTTGCTAGTAGCAACTTTATCGGAGCCAATCCAGAATCTGGAGTGCATGACACGGAAGCATATGAAAGAAGACGCCACTTGGTCATAACAGTGACACTCAAGGAGGGAGTTCCGTACAACCCCAGCATTCCACATGAGAATCAGCGTTACACGCTGCGTGAGAGCCGAGCTCCGTACACACCAATTACCACTTTCGAAACTTTTGAAGAGATGTGGTCTTTTGTGTACAATAAATACAAGGCTCATGATGAGGAAGAAGCACAATTTCTGGCATCCTTGCCTATCACTGAATCTACGGAGGCGAAAGCAATGGAGGCTCTTGTTGCTTTGACCACAACTATTGGAAATTTTGCACCAAAGAAGGTTCTTGATTATGGTTTCAAGCATTTTGCTGGATACCATTATCTCATTTCAGATGAAGATTTGGTGTATTTTTGGGAGCCGCAAGGGGACGTGAGGAGTGTTGCGATTGCAGAGTTGCACTTATCACCGGCAGAAAAGAATTCGCTTAAGGAGGAGACGCTGGCAAATGCTTTAAGGTATCGCAATCTAACCGTTACCTTCGCAGGACTGAATCCACTTGCTGTGCATTACACTTCACAGATTGTCTCAAAGCAATGGATAGGTCCCAATTTGCAGCCAACTGCTAATTGTTCTGATGCCTACATGAAGGAGCAAATCCAAAATTTGCCAAAATGGCAGAAGGCCTACCTGCACATTTTGGGCAAGCACTTGGCGCGTGATAGTGCAACAGGCTGGTTTACAGGATTACTTGGTGATGTTAAAAAGACACTTCGTGCTTCTTACATGCGTGAGTATTCTTCATGGCCGATGCCCCTTAAAATGGCAGTTGGCGTTACTGTTGCTGTCATTGCAGGGGGAGGAATTTTCCTCACGTTGAAAGCATTGTGGAACGCAGGAACAGGATCTACCTTTATAGCTGGGGCTGCTGCAGTTTTCACTTCGCATTCCTTTGAAGGACAAAGTGTAGCCCCCCACAGGCAAGCATCCGAATATGTGTTTCGGAACAGAAAAGTTCATCGCCGTAACTGGGAAGGCCAAGGAGAGTGCTATGGAGACTCATATAGTTGGGTCGCTGATCGTTGCATGGGCACTCTAGTCTGGGGCAATAAGACAAAAGTTCAGGTCTGTTTGATGCCCAACCGATCTTTCTTGGGGATCAATCACATTCTAAGTAAGATTCCAACTGGCAGTATGGTGCAATTCATAGGAAACAGCAAAGAAACATGGATTTCATGGAATGCTGCACATTTGAGTATAAAGGAAGGAACTGAGCTGGCAATTTACAAATCTCAGTCAGTGCCAATGATCACCAGCAGCTTGGTTGATCGGATTGTTTTTGATCCAGAAGAACTTCCAGAGACATTTCCGGCTGTGATGTTCACTTACAAGTACAATGATCTTCAGCAAGACTACGTACCTGAAATCGGCAACCTCCAGTGCAAGAAAGTTCAAAAATCTTTCGATCTATTCTATGGAGAGTACAGCAGAAAAGTGGCATCCCATTTGGAGTATGATAGAGAAACTATCCAAGGCGATTGTGGAGCTCTGATTATTGCAGAAATCAAGAATAAAATGTGCCTCGTGGGATCTCATGTTGCTGGCAACGGGAAGAAAGGTCTTGCTTGTTTTATACCAGACGATGGTGTTTTTCACCAGCACCAGGGCCAAGGAGATTTTGAGCTCGAGTTTCAGGAGTGGCAAGTGCCAACCATTTTGGGCCCTGGGTGTGCAATCGTTGGGGTCGTCGATCCGAAGCACAGGTGCTTAGGAGCTGCTAAGACAAGCTTCATTGAGGTGGAAGAGAGCTGGAAGTTGCAAACCCCTTGTGACAAGCTACCAAGTATTCTCACGGAAAAAGATCCTAGACTTCAAGGGACCGAGAATGCCGATTATGACCCCATACTCACCAGCATGACAAAGTATGCCCAGGAGGCTGGCCCATTCCAAGGTCAAGTTCTCGCGAATGTGGCTGATGACATTGTGGAGACTTGGTATGATGTCTCCCAGGACTTCCAATTTGAGGAAGTTTCCCTAGATGTTGCAATCAATGGGCTGGAAGGAGTGGAGTATTTTGATGCTCTTGTCATGGGAACTTCTGAAGGACTACCCTATAGACTTGATAGGGGACCTGGGGACAAAGGAAAGGCCAGATATTTCGAAGGAGAACCAGGCCATTTGCAAATTTCAGATGAAACACTCCTGGAACATATCGAGTGGTTTGAGAAGACTAGTGAGACTAGGGCTCCAACCATTTATTGTATTGAGAGTGTGAAAGATGAACGGCTCCCCAGGAGGAAAGTACTATTAACGCCAAAAAGTAGAACTTTTTCCATCTTGCCGCTCTCCTACAATATAGTTGTTAGGAAGAAATTTCTAAGATTCGTCAAGTTCTTAATGGAAAGGCGTGATGTGCTCCCGTGTCAAGTGGGTGTCAACCCTTATTCAAGAGAATGGAGCAGTATTGCAGCAAGGTTGCTGGAGAAAGGAAACCGAATACTTTGCTGTGATTACAGTAGGTTTGATGGTTTCTTACCAAAAGTTGTGATGGAACTTATGGCAAAGATGATCAATCGTCTGTGTGGAGGGTCAGAGAGAGTGCAAGCCCAAAGGTTGAACCTCATGTTGAGTGCATGCAGTCGGTGGGCAGTTGGAGGAAAATTGCTCTACCAGGTTGAAAATGGAATCCCATCAGGATTTCCGATGACAGTGATTATCAACTCCATTTTTAATGAAATTCTGGTACGTTATGCTTACTCCGTCTGTTTCAAAGACAATGCACCCATTAGGGCAAGTTTTAACCAACTGGTAGCACTTGTTACTTATGGGGACGACAACCAAATATCAGTATCAGACGCCATTGCTGGCCAATTCAATGGAGAATTTTTGGTGCAATGCATGGCGGATCTCAACATTAAGATAACAGATGGAGTAGACAAAACAAAGGAAGGTATTGCCTTTCGTGAGTTGGAGCATTGTGACTTCCTCAAGAGATCTTTCTACCAAGGTAGGGATGGCATCTGGAGGGCACCAATGGATGAGGGTAGTCTGTGGCCACAGTTGCATTATGTGAAGGCCAAGAAGATAGAGTTGTCAGCTGCATATTTGGCAAATTTGAACAGTGTTCTGAAGGAGCTTTATCTAGTGGATATGAAGGAAGGTACCACGAAGTGCAAAGACTTGAGAAGCAAGGCACTTTATTGTCTTCGATGGATCAAGCCAGAGAACGTGCTGACGTTGCGTCAGATTGAAGCATTTCATGAACATCAATTAGGGCAAAAGTGCAATTTTCTAGACACAGAGCGCATGATGGAGGACATTGATTTAATTCAACCTCTGGTGTCTGAGGGCATGCCAGAAGAGCAAATGGAGTTATGCAAGAACTTGTCTGTGGTGGCCCAACATCGTTTTAAAGGAAATTATGAAGATTATTTCGTGGTCTCCTTGGGAATAAACAGGAAGTTCAAAAGTCCTTCCGACGGACTCGTTATAAATTATGCTTATGGAGTCGGGAGAGGAGGCCTTCCAACTGCGCAGTTTTTGGAGGAGAATGTCTTCCGGAAAGGATGTGAAATTAGGAAAAAAAATTGGAAGGTCGCTATGGAAAATGGGAAGCACATTTTAGTCATTTCACAGAATAGCTTGGTAGTTGGTTATGTTTTCAGTATTTTATATTTGGTAAAAACTGGTAGATTAGGTGTGCATGCGAGTAATGTGGTTTTAGGTCGTGCTATTTCTGTTTGCAAAAGTTTGAACTACCTCACTAAAGATTTTAAGTATGCTTTCATACAATAAGAGCCACTAGTGCTCCCGTCCGAAGACGGCATAAACTACGGCACATTTACTTGTGTTGTTTAAAGCTTAAAGGGTTGCTATTTTGGAACTCTTCCAGTAGGATCATTAATTTGAATCTGAATGGACGTGGCCTATGGGAGCCAGAAACTAATCCCAGGCGTGTGTACGTCAATTTTAGATACTCTAGTACAGAATATGTGTGTATTTGATATATAGAAGGTTAACTCCGAAATCTGTTTGTGCCAGGAGTAACCGTAAATAAAATAAGGT